TGTCTCTTGAAGCTTTGGAAAGACAGCTAACTTTGAAAAAAGCTCTTTCTCGGGAGTTCCATGAATTGTAGGAAGAGGGCTATGCCATGGATTCTCACATCCCGTAAAAACGCTAATCTCTTTTAGGAAAGTTTCATCCACGTTCACCAAACGGTGAGGGTGGCCTCGAAGCTCCCAATTTCCCATGCGGTTTTTGGTTCCAGGGTAAGGGGCTTCCTTTGTTTCTAACGCACAACTTTCAATGGTTTTGGGGTGAAAGAGGTTGTCCACAAGGGTGAACTGTGTGTTTGTGTTCCCTGCAAAAATAGACATTAGGTATTTGGTGTGGTGATCTACGCCCTCAAAGAGCTGAATCTCGTTTTGAAAGCGAAACACATACCGTAGGTGCTTATAGAGTTTTTCTCGGATGGTGGTGCTTTTGCTGTCGGTAAGGATACTATCTCCTGAAAGCATGCCAGCCATTCCGCTGTATTTGAGGCAATAGAGCACTTTTTTTAAAAAGTATGCCTCAAAACAATAACAACCAAGGAATAAAGATTTATATGTGGAATACTTTTTCTTTTTCGATGCTCTCCACTCTTCGAGCTGAGTGATAAGATTGTTTTCTTCAAAAAACTTATCATATATCTTTTCTTTTGTTTTAGCACATTTTCCTCTAATTTTTTCATTATATCTTTCGTAAAAGTCGGCATTAGATACGCGCGGTCTACCCCAAGGAGGGTTCATGACACAAATGTCGTAAAAATCTTGAACTTCATGTAAAAGAAAATCCTCGTTTCTTACAGTCGCATATGGATATTTTTTCCTCAGCACCTCCGAATCAGCTGTATCGATCTCGAAAAGTGTACATCTTTTTTGTATTTCCTCACTACTTTGCCCCGTTTTACAAGAAACTATTTCTATAAAAGAGTCAACTAGAGCCCCTTGACCGGCGCTCGGCTCAAGAAAAGTAGCCTTCGCAAGGTCGCCTTCAAACTCTTCTATAACTTTTTTGCATAGATAATCTGCTAAAACTTTTGAAGTAAAGAAAGCTTCCCGCTCGTTTTGAATGAATCTTTTTTCTTTCTTATTCATCGCCGAACTCCTCCACGTCAAGCCCTGCTCTGTCGTCTCCTTCTCGTGAAAAAAGGTCAAGAGCTGTCAGCATCCCATCGTCCTCAAGCTTTTGTGCTATCTGTTCGTATTTTGCTATAAGGTTTTTTTCCTCAGACTTGTTCAAACCAAACCACTCTCTTTTGGGTAATATTTTACTTCCTCGGTCGTGCCCGTGAGCTTTTGCTGCCTCCTCGGACTCCCTGAAATATATCTCAACGCCGTCCCGTGTTTCTCGAAAAGCCATTGATTCCTGCATATCTCCAAACAGTCGAAGATTCACAAGATCACTTTTTCCCATAGCTTGAAAGAGTTCTGAGTTTTTGTACGAATCGGAGTACTTCACAAATTTTGTACCATTTATACTTACTCCTGCTTCATTTCTATCAATAATAGTTCTTATTACTTCCCTCCCTATCATTTTTTTAAGATAGGGTGGAAGATTCTTGGGAGTTTTGAGCTTGTACCGCATTATCGCTTTGTAGTCCATTTTGCCACTCCTCGAATTGCTCTTGTATTTCTTGTTTTTTAGCCTCAACAAGTTCCTTGTTTTTGATACTATTTATTTCAGAAATAGCATCATCCCATGAAACAAGTTTGTTAGAAACTTTCGCAATGACTCTTTCAACTTTATCTTTTGGTGTTTCTGGGACAAGCTCTTTTGAGACAAAATTGACTTCGACTTTTGATAAATCGGTTATTGTTCCTTTATTTAAAAGCAAAGTTTTAGATAAAAGAGGGTATAGTTTTTCCTCGGCTTCTTTCATAATCGAGCGCTGTTTTGCGATATCGTCCGTAACATCAGCTTCATCAATTATTTTCGCTACTCCTGAGAGCCCTTGAGTCGAATGGCTTCCTCCAAAAAACGACGGGGATTTTAAGTTTTTTGTTTCTAGCCACATGGAATACTGCGTCGTAATGTTTTTTAAAACCTCATCGACTGCGAGCGTAGGCGTGATTTGGTTTATTTCTACTTTGTCACCTTCATAGCCCTCGGACTTAAAAGACCAAACCGCATTTGGAGCTAGATTGAGGGAAGGTGCCTCAGCATTCAAAACATAAAGGATAGAGTATGCCTTATATTTCAACGCAAAATTCATATCTGTTAGGAGAAGAGGGAGAAGCGTTACCATTTCGTAATCGTCTCGTCCATTCCTCGGAAGCAGCTCCATTGAGTCGCGAGAAAGATACACAAAAGGAATCTCGCCGTATGAGTTCTCCATCTCCTGAATAACAGTCCCCTCGCCGTCGATTTCGATCCAATAGTCGGCTGTGTATATATGATAAATACAGTCACTTTTCTTTCTATCAGTAGAAATAATCTTAATGAAATGTGTGACCCTGCTAGGGTTCACGGGGTCATCGGAATAAACAAGGAAGTCTTGCGCAGGGAGAACGCGTACAAAACCTTCCTCACCTGAAAATACAGGCTCCAAGGCACAACAACTATGAAGATTAAGCAGCAAGTTTGCTTTCTCCCTGTAGTCTTTTTTAAAAAAAGATTCCACAGTTTCAAGCGAGCGTTCGTTATCTGCAGAAACTTCAACTTCAGCTGTGTTGTAGACTTTTGAAAGTTTGTTTACGAGCTTCGGGAGAATGTTGATCGGAGCTAGTCTTGTCGATGCCTCGTGCCTCGATTGCTCACTTTTGAAGTTGGTAATAAGCCTATCATAAACATAAGGCGATAAGTTTTTGTTGAAGATATCGTACATTTTATAGGCATAGTCTAAGTATGCCTTCTTTGAATCAATGAATTCTAGTAGTTTCTCAATAGTCGCTTTTTCTATCATTTTAGTACCTCTTTCTCAAGTGAATCAGCTTTAACTCTGTTTTTTATTTTTAGCTTGTGTCCCCCACGTGTTCTTTTAAAATTCTCCATGAAGGGAGTCCTTATTTTCCGCGGCTCAACCTTTGAAAAATATATATCTGCGACTTTTCCAATAGGAATAGCTTTATCTTGGATTAACGCTTTTTTCAAAAGTGAATCGATAAGGGTTGTCCACACCTCCTCAGCTTGTGCGGCAGTGACTTTTTCTTGAACTCCAGCTTTCCTTAAAGATTCTTGTAGCTCTTTTGCTATCTCTTTTTTCCAAATCTTTTTCATATTTAGCAGCTCCTTTTTACCTATAGTTTGGTGTAGTGTTTTTGTTTACTCTCTTAATCGGGAAATAATACCAAGCTAGATATCCAAGTGCATCAGAGATATGCCCAAGCTGATCATCCTTCCCTGAATCGTCAAACCTATCCATATCTTTTATAAGATTAACACAACTTTTATCTATAATTAGCTTACCTTTTTCTAATAAATTATTCACACAGTTGAATCTATCTTTTCTTGGAGGGTTCGGTGCCCTTGCTACAGTGAAGTACTCTTTTAAAAGCTCATGGTCGGATTTTGCTGCTGAGGTTTTCCTTGCTCTCCCAGTCGAATCAGGGACAATGAGCAAATCATTCCCATAAGACTCTTTTAGATTATCTCTCATTTGGAAAGTATTGCTGTTTTTTAGGAACCTTTCCGAGAAAATGTACAACTTATCATCCATAACAGCCCCGATGACGGCGGTCATTGGATTGACGTTGAAGTCCATGCCTACGTCAAGTCTTCCCTCAAACCCTGCTTGAATTGAGCCCAAATCAGCGACATTTTTTTCTCTTAGGAACTGATAATACGTCCTCGTTGAGCCGATGTTAATAAACTCGCCTTCGAGCTCCTGCTTCCGCATCTCACTATCATAAGAGCTTTCGATATCCTCGATGTAGCTTTCAGGAAGATGCTTGTTTTCGTAGGTGGACATATACACGATTTTTCTTAGTCCCTCAACAAAATGTACGTACACAAAGTTGAACCCATTCGGAGTGGTGGCGGCACGGAGTCTCATCGAGCCTTTTTTATCTCTAAGCCTTCCAAGAAAAGTTTTAAAAGCGTACTCATCTGCATATGCAAGCTCATCGATATATAACGACCCTATTTCTACTGAACGCATTTTGTCTGGAGCATCGAGCGACCGGAATATAACCCGTGTTTTGCCACGGACTATGTACATTTTTTCACTTTTCTTTTGTTCATATCTTATGCCCATTTCGTCAAGAAAATTCTCAAAAAGAGGCATAGCGACGTCTCGCATAAGCTGATATGAAAGCGATGCCCAACAATGAAGTGCATAAGGATATTGTAAGATTTCCTTGATAATAAAGCACAACATGAGTACAAAAGTCTTTCCGCCTCCTAGACCAGAAATAGCAGCGGCGTGGCGTTCCTCAGCGAGTAAAAATTGGTGCTGTTTTTCGTTTAGCGTGTAGTTTATTTGTGCCAACTTTTCCTACTCCAACAAAGCTTTTTCAAATATATCTTGTGGCTCGTAAGAGAAACAATCAAACTTCTCGCTGTCATAAAGTTTTTGTATTTCTTCTCGAACCGGCACAACATTTTCTCTTATCCAAATAGTTTCTGTACGTTTCCTGTTTTGCGTTGATTCGTCATGTTTTTTTGAGCGATCATACCCCGTCCTACCTTTTGCTGAACATGTAGTTTCAAAAGATATTTTTTCCCAATAGTCTTTCTCAAAACCTGTTTCATATCCCGACAAAATAAAGCTTCCTTGCCATGTTTCATCTAAAAATTCAATTAATTCTTTATATTGTTCTTCGGTGTATCCTTCGTAGTGACCGCAATTCGAATTTACGTAGGGAGGATCAATATAAGCAAAGCTTTGCGGAGAATTCCAGTTTTTTAAACAAACAACAGCATCCTCGCAAGAAATATGAGTGGAAATAATTCTTTCAAAAAACGGTTTTAAATCTAGTTTATTTGTCCATACTGATGACCTGTTCTGGCTATAAAGAATCCTTCCCCAGCCAGAAAAAAGGACGCCTCCGAAACCCATATTAGTCTGAACAAACCACGCCCAAGCCTTTTCAATATCATCGCTTTCTATCTCATTTCTAAGGATTTTTCTCGCTTTTATGTGCTCGGCCTGAGAATATGGCGTAAACTGTAGTTTATGCAATAATAGTTCAAAAGTTTCTTTGTTTTGTAGCACTCTCATGAAATTAATAAGACGTCCATCATAATCATTCAAAACTTCTCGATAATGGGTATTATTCGAAACCTCAGGAAAGGGTTTTCTCCAAAAAACACTACCGCCACCTAAAAAAGGTTCAACGTAAACTGTGTGTTTTGGTATGTACTTTATTATTTTTGAGGCTAGGCGTTGTTTGCCTCCATAATAAGAAAAAGGCTGTTTACTCACTTTTGCTACTCCTTATTGATAACGATGCTTATGTCGTTACTGGCACTAGTATCTTCTTGGATATTATCCTGCGGCTCCATCCCCCATCCGAGCTTCACCCTGCATAAAGCCGACCACGCTTTGTAATTTCCTTTGTTTTTTACAGCCATATTCATGCCTATTTGCGTTAATGTTTTTTCTTGGAGCGAGAGCCCAATCTCAACACACTCTCTAAAATGAGCTTGCGTCCTCGCCCAGAACTCGATTGTGTGCATCGGTACTTCGAGCTCCGCAGGAAGAGTGCTGATACTTAGTCCTTGTTGCAGTGATTTTTTAGCAATTTCTCCATATTTTCTATGGTATTTTTTCTTAAATCCTTTT